GGTCTCGACCCCCACGAACAAGGGGGCCAGCCGGATCGAGGCGGCGTTCGAGGAAAGCGATCAGCGCCGGTTCTGGGTGCCATGCCCGGAGTGTGGGGCCGAGCAAATCCTGACCTGGCCGCAGGTGCGATGGGACAAGAATGAGGACGGCAGCCACAAGCCGGACACCGCGCGGTATCATTGCAATGAGTGCGATGCGGCTTGGCGGGATGACTCCCGCTGGGCTGCGGTCTCAAAAGGGCACTGGGTGGCAGAGCAACCCTTCGCAGGGACGGCCGGGTTCCATCTCAACGAGATCTATTCGCCTTGGGTGCGGTTGGCGGCGATGGTCAAGACCTTCCTGTCAGCGCGGGCTGGTGGCGATGACATGATGAAGACCTTCATCAACACCTCGTTGGGTGAGACCTGGATGGAAAGCGGCGAAGCCCCGGATTGGCAGCGCCTGCAGGGGCAGAAGGAAGAATGGAAACCCGGCACTGTGCCTGCGGGTGGATTGTTCCTGACCGCTGGGGCCGATGTGCAGAAGGACCGTCTCGAGGTTGATGTCTGGGCCTGGGGCAGGGGGCTGCAAAGCTGGTTGATCGATCATGTGGTGATCGAGGGCGGCCCGGGTGATCCGGCCTGCTGGCAGAAACTCAGCGATCTGCTGGGGCGAACATGGGCTCATCCCAGCGGCCAGCACCTGACCATTGCGCGACTGGCCATCGACACCGGCTATGAGACCAGCGCCGTCTACGCCTGGGCAAGACAGGTCGGCTTTGGTCAGGTGGCTCCGGTCAAAGGTCTCGAAGGGTTCAACCGTGCCAGCCCGGTGACCGGGCCGACCTTCGTGGATGCCACCATTGGCGGCAAGCGACTGCGGCGGGGGGCGCGGCTGTGGAGCGTGGCCACCTCGACCTTCAAGGCTGAGACCTATCGCTTCCTGCGACAGGACAGGCCGACGCACGAGGAGATCACAGCGGGTGCTACGTTTCCGGCGGGAACGGTACATCTGCCCAGCTGGGCAGACAGCGAATGGCTGAAACAGCTGACAGCGGAACAGCTAGTCACGGTGAAGAACAAGCGCGGATTTGCAAAGCTCGAATGGCAGAAACTGCGCGAGCGCAACGAGGCGCTGGATTGCCGAGTCTATGCGCGGGCGGCGGCCTGGATCGCAGGTGCAGATCGCTGGTCCGAGGCGCGTTGGGTCGATCTGGAGGCGCAAGTTGCAGGGGATGGCGACGGTGACGGGTCACAAGACAAGGCCGCAGCCGGATCCATCCGTGCGGTCCGCAGTCCCGCGCGCCGCAGGTCTGTGGCGTCGATTTACATGCGGTGATCAAGATATCAGGCGTTGCGCGGACAACACCAAGTGTCAGCGCAAGAAACAGTGCCGCTGGATATAAATTGCCCGCGGGTCAGCCGAGGATCACTGATTTCGCCGCCAGATCACCCCCGCGCCACAGATATAGCGCCGCCATCGGCTCGGTTCCACAGCGCATCGCATGCGGCACCCAGGGTGCGTGGTGGATCACCTGGCCGGGCTGCACCCGTGCAAAATCTGCATTCCCTATTTGCCATTCAGCCACGCCCGATAGCGGCAGATACAGCTCTTCGGCCTGATGGGCATGCGACGGATAGATAAGGCCGGGGGCAAGCAGAAGCACACCGCAGGCCAGACTGGTGCTGGGTACCGGGCCTCGCAGCCCGATGAACTCAGTCCAGCCATACCTCTTGAGGAAATCCGCCCCGAAATCGGCAGCCGCATAGGTTTGGCGCCATTGCAACATGGGTGCCGCCGCTACCATCGCTGCGACGAGGTCTGCCGTCTGTGCAGGAGGGGCAAGGCGGCCCAGCCAGTCGCAAACCTCCAGCCGCGTCGGCGGACAAATCCGGCGATCAACGCTCTCTGGCCAGTCTGGCAGAAACGGTGCGGCCTCTGGAACCTGCCTGATTGTCCGCTCCACAGTGGCCAAAATCGTCTCGAACACCGCCCCGTCCCTAGTTATGCTGATATTCCTTGATCCTCGCCGAAAGCCTACGGCATCCACTCCAATTACAATAGCCCCGCATGCCCATTTGTTGGCAGGCTCGGTGGCCGAAGCTGGCGCACTCTCGAGGAGATGAATCCGATCTCGCGGGACCAAGGTCAGCAGTTCCCCGTATGCGGATGGCACAGCGGCAGCGGCGACGCTCCCTATCAAGAAAAGGCCTGCGCCATGCCCACAACCGTTGAGCTGAAGACACGCCGGGAGGCGCTGTCGGCGTCGCGCTCCAGCGGCGTGGCGCGGGTCAGCTATGATGGCAAGACCGTGGACTACCGCAGCCTCGCCGAGATCGACCGGGCCATCGAGGCGCTGGACCGCGAGATCGCGACGGCCGAGGGGCGCCGGATCATCCGGCAGGTGCGCGTGATCACCACCAAGGGGCTCTGATTCATGGGCCTCTTCGATGCGTTTCGCCGCCGGAATACCGGCGGTCCTGCAGCCGTGTCCGCTCGTCTCGAAGGCGCGATGGCGAAGCGGCGACTGCGGGGCTGGAACCCGCCCTTGGAGAACATCAACTCGCTGGTCGCCTCGGGCGGTCCGCGTCTCCTGGCGCGGTCGCGCGAGCTGGTCGTGACCAACGGCTATGCCGCCAATGCCTGCGAGGCCTTTGCGTCGAACCTCGTGGGCGACGGAATCAAGCCATCGTCGCTGATCGAGGATCCGGACCTGCGGGATCGGGTGCAGCGGCTCTGGCTCGCCTGGACCGACGAGGCCGATGCGGACGGGCTGACCGATTTCTACGGTCTGCAGGCCATGGTCGCGCGGGAGATGTTCGTGGCGGGCGAATGCTTCGTGCGTCTGCGCCCCCGCCGCGCCGAGGATGGCTTGCTGGTCCCGGTGAAATTGCAGCTGCTGCAGTCGGAAATGCTGCCCTTCGACCAGACCGAGACCGCCGCGAACGGCAACCGCATACGCTGTGGGATCGAATTTGATGCCATAGGCCGGCGCGTCGCCTATCACTTCCGCCGCCGTCACCCCGGCGACAGCACCGATCAGGGCATGGTGAGTCCCGAAACGGTGCGGGTGCCAGCCGGGGATGTGCTGCATATCTATCGGCCGATCGATGCGGGTCAAATCAGGGGGCTGCCGCATGTGGCCCCGGCCATGGTGCGGCTGTTCCTGCTGGACCAATACGACGACGCCGAACTGGATCGCAAGAAGACCGCGGCGATGTTCGCCGGTTTCATCACCAAGACCGCGCCGGAAGACCCGATGATGGGGGAGACGGTGGCCGACCTCGACGGAGCGGCGATTGCCAACCTGGAGCCTGGGACCATGCAGGTGTTGCTGCCGGGCGAGGATATCAAGTTCTCCAGCCCTGCCGATGTCGGAGGAGGCTATGAGGCGTTTCAGTATCGCACCTTGCTGTCGGTCTCGGCGTCCTTGGGGCTGCCCTATCATCTGGTGACGGGCGACGTGCGGCAGGCGAACTATTCGAGCTTGCGGGCCGAATTGGTCGAGTTCCGCCGCCGGATCGAACAGTTGCAGCATGGCGTGATCGCGCATCAGCTGTGCCGCCCGGTCTGGGCGCGGTGGCTGGAAACGGCGGCTCTGTCCGGGGCCATCGACTTGCCTGGGTCTGCGGGGTCGCTTGCGCGCCATCGCCCGGTGCAATGGATCCCGCCACGCTGGGACTGGGTCGATCCGCTGAAGGACATCCAGGCGCAGGTGCTGGCGATGGAGGCCGGGATCGTCTCGCGGCGCAAGGTCGTCGAGGCCACGGGTTATGACGTCGAGGAAATCGACCGCGAGAATGCGACGGACGCCGCGCGCGTGGCGGCGCTGGGTCTGCACTACCGCACCAGCCCGGGCGAGACGCAAGGCGCGCGGGCGACACCGACTGCGGTGCCTGACACCGGAAAGGGGACCAGCGGCACCGCGCCCGATCCCAACACGCCAACGGAGTAATCTCATGAAATCCTGGTACACGATCCGCGCCCGCGCCCCCGGAGCGCAGGGATCTCGCACGGAAGTTCTGATCTATGACGAAATCGGCGCCTATGGCATCACGGCCAAAGGGTTCCTCGCCGAGCTTGGCGCGCTGCCCGAGGGCACGCCCATCGATCTGCGGCTCAACAGCCCGGGCGGTTCGGTCTTCGACGCTGTCGCGATTTACAATGCGATCAAGCGGCATGAGGGAACGGTCACCGTCTGGATCGACGGCATCGCGGCCTCGGCGGCCTCCTATGTCGCCATGGCGGGCGATGAGATCGTCATGCCGGACAACGCCTTCCTGATGATCCATGACCCCGCAGGCATCGTGATGGGCGCCGCCGCTGACATGCGTGCCATGGCCGAGGCGCTGGACAAGGTGGGTGACAGCCTCGCCGCGGGCTATGCCGCGAAATCAGGCCGCCCGACTGATGAGATCGCGGCGCTGATGGCCGCCGAGACCTGGCTGGATGCGACGGAGGCGCTGGCCCTTGGCTTCGCAGACCGGCTTGCCGACCCTGTTCGGATCGCCGCGAACTTTGATGTCGGGCGCTTTCGCAATGCCCCGGCCGCGCTGGCCGAGATCGACGCGACTGCTGAAACCAATGATGGCGTGGTCGCGCCGGATCAGGAGGCGGAGACTGGTGCTGCCATCGAAGGCCGCGTGGACGCACAAGGCAGTGCCGACGGGCCAGACCCGACCAGTGATGACGGCGTTGCCCCGCTCGAAGCCAGTCCGACCCCCGGCGATCCACCACCCGATCCCGCCCAGATCCGCGCTTCAGTCCTGGCGCATGCCAGGGCCGTCGTCGATCTCTGCCGCCTTGCCGGGCAGCCGCAGATGGCCGGGCGCTTTCTGGAACGCGACGCGGGCCTCGATGAGGTCCGTACCGCACTTCTTGACGCCAAGGCCGAGGCCGAGCCCGAGATTGC